GATTTCTTTGGACCATGACTTAGGTGATAGTGCCATGAAAGAATGGTTACATGGAGTTGTTAGAAACTATCAAATCAACTATGATAACATCACTGAAAAAACAGGAATGGATTGTACCAAATGGTTAGTTGAACAATGGATGGATGGTCAGCCAGTTGTAGATGTTGTAATTCATTCGGCAAATGCAGTTGGTAGTGCAAATATGATGGGTTATATTAATAACTTCAGACATATTAATCGTTTACCACAGAATTGTGTAAGAGTAAGAATTGAACATACCGTATAACTATGGCATACTATAACGGACCCCGTAGAAAAAAGAAAGTTGACCCAAGTACTGTTCGTCGTCGAACAACTCAAGATGACTTTGAAAACGTACTTGGGAAACTAAAGAAAGAGGACATTAATGTAGATCCCTATTCTCAATTTAGAACAATCAATGGAATTCCCCATAAATACAAAGATGGCGTATGGATTCCCTTAACAAAGATATGATGAACGTAATATTTCTTGATAATGATGGCGTAATTTGTCTCTACAATAACTGGGGAGGCAGGGGTAAGAAATGGTCAAAATACCGTTCTGAAAATCCTGAATCAAGCAAGTTATTAAGTGATGCTCCTGTTGAAATACGATTCGACGATTTCGACCAAAAAGCAATTAAGATACTTAATAAAATCATTCAGGAAACTGGAGCTGAAATCGTTGTAAGTTCTGATTGGAAATTACATGCAACTCTAGAAGAGCTTGGAGATTACTATGAAGCACAAGGAATTATTAAAAGACCAATTGCAATAACTCCAAACCTTCATGAATTCGAACCAGAAACAAACGGCCTGTTTATGTGGAAGAGATGGTTAGAACGTAAAAGAATTCTTGAGATTGAAAAGTACTTAAAAGATACTCCAGGAATAACCAATTGGGTTGCAGTTGATGATTTGAATATGAGTCCTGAGGCGAATGGAGGCCATGGACTACAAAACTTTGTCCTGACTCCAAGAAGTACCGAAGGAATCAAACAATCTGACATCAAAGAGAAAATAATTCAATTTTTAACAAAAATTTAACATAAAAAGTTTTACCGATTGAAATATTATAGTTATATTTACATATCATTTAAAAAACAAACATTATGAACATTTCTCACAGAATTAAAAGAGCAAAACAAAGAACGTACATTAAGTACAAAAGTACATTTGATCCTTCATGGAGAACTGGGTCGGATGCGCAACAAACTTCAGCGTATCTTATTTGCAAAAGGTTAATTGAGAAGGAGGGAACTATCTTGTTAATGGCTCCTTTAAGTGGCAAACGTTACATTAAACAAGATGATGGTAATTTGTTTATCATTATCGGACATGATAGTATTCAAATCATCAATCATGTTTATAGTTACACAATCCCAATGAGTGGACATACACTTATTAAAACGTTTGATGCTTTTGATAATAAACTTGAGGTTGAGCGTACTAAGTTAGAATTTGATGTTAAGAGTAACATTCAAAAATCATTGAATCAAATTAAGGATGAGCTTACAAAATAATAATTATATGACCGATGAGGACTTCAATGCTTTCCTAGAGAGCATTGGAGGACTTGTTAATGGCTACTACACCGATCGAGGTCCTATCGATAAAGCAGGATTTTTCTGTGTTGACAAGGGATGGTACGGAATTCTGAAAAGACTTATTGAAGACCTTATTGAACTTGGATGGGACAAACAAATTTGTCAAGTTAAAGAGAAATTTGGAGGACTCAGATTCTATACTAACGGGGTTTCTGATGATATGTACAAAAGAATCCGGCTTGCTGAAGATGCTTCATATATCACTTGTGAAAAATGTGGAGAGCTAGGAGAACTTCGAGGTGGTGGCTGGATGGCAACACTTTGTGATGAACACTCTGAAGGTCGACAACCTTACAAAAATCCATTCTAATGATTAAAGCACCCAAAGTATTAGTGGCTCCACCTGTTGGAGAACTCGAAAAACAAATGTACAAGGACTGGCTAACAGACCATGGATTCAAACCATATTTTCTTGGAAGTGAATGCTTAAACATTGATGCACCACTAATACTTTGTGGAGGAGCTGATATTGGTAAGAATCCGATTAGAGATACTAGAGAATTAGAATGGATTAGTAGCGCTCTAAAACACGGACAGCCAATTATTGGAATTTGCAGAGGAATGCAACTTTTAAACCACTACTTCGGAGGAACCGTTTCAAATATCCCTGAATATCTTTCAGAAAACCATCTCAATGATACATTTGAAGATGATGACGACCACTCATACAGATTATCACAATTCCATAAAGTACATAGTTTTGATGGAAATCAATTTGAAGTTAATTCTCGACACCACCAGCATTGTAGTAAAATCGCACTCAATTTCACTATCACACATCTCGGAGAGGACGGTCTAGTTGAAGGAATTAGAGATGGTAAAAACAAGATTTGGGCAGTTCAATGGCACCCAGAACGCCATGAATGCCAGGACAACGAATATCCACTTAATAAAATTTTAACAAAAAATTAACATAAAAAAGTTTCGGGATTCATTTATTATTATTATATTTACATAACAAATTAAAACAACAATTTAAAAACAAAAAACATGAAAACAGTAATTGGTAACCTTTTAGTAGAATTAAGCATCGACACAATCATGATTAAAGATGCAAAAACTTTGGATTTAATGAGAGCTAAAGTTGTTAATGCGAATGACGCAGTTGACACTTATAAAGCACTGGTTGCAACTCTTACTGAGAAACATAGAAAATCATTATCTAATAGCTAATATGATTATTCAACAAACAACTACCGTAAAATCATCAACAATTGATTCGTTACATTACGAATCAGATGATAAAAATCTAATGGTAACATTCAAACACGGAGTTACTTACACGTATCTTAATGTTACAATTGAAGATTATTTAGCACTGATAACTTCTGATTCGATTGGAAAAGCACTTAATCAAATCATTAAAGGTAAATATGATTATGTTAAGCACGAAGAACAACTCTAATTACGTTTTTTGGAACGATGAGTGGAATCAACCACCTAAAAAATAAAAGTATGAAAAATTACGAAAGAACAATACACATATTGGCTGGAATAGCGATTGGGTATCTAATATTTGCAAACATTTAATATTATGGAAAGATTTATTAGTCACAAAGATTTAGGAGTGGTAGAAATTTTAATGAGCTACCAAAGAACCGAAGATGGTAAGGATTTACCAAAAGTAATTGCGTTAGTTACTTCAACTTCTAGACCTGTTGTTTCAGATAAATGGAGTAATTATGGTGAAGTATCTTTTAAAAGAGCATACAATAATCAGGGAAATGTAGTTACTCATTATTATTTAGTATGGGGAACTGATGATAATTTCAGAGAATCAGGATTTCAGCACTTAACTACAAAAACAGGCAGAAAGGTAACTCTTAAAAGTGCATTGAAAACTTTTAATGATGCTAAGAATGCAACTGAATTTGTAAACTTTTCTAAGATCTAAGATATAATCTAAAATACTAAAAAATGAAGTATATTTCAATCGACATCGAAACAACAGGATTAGATCCTGAATTCAACCAAATCCTTTCAATAGGTGCAGTAATTGAGGACACATTAAATCCTCTTCCATTTGAAGAGTTACCAAAGTTTCACGCTGTTATTAAACGCGAAAGTGTTTATGGAAGTATATTTGCCCTGAATTTGAACAGGGATTTAATTCAAGCAATGAAGGATTATTCTGAGGCACGAACCACAGAATTAAAAGAGGAAATTGAGGAATCTTTTGGAGCTAAATTCTACGAAGAAGGTGAAGTTGTCGAAGCACTTTTCCAATTTTGCTATAGAAATGGATTGGTTGAATTAGATCCTAATTACATCAACAATACTCGTAAGATGGTAGATGGTATATCATATCCAGTATTGACTTCAAATATGCCAAAAGTTTATTTGAATTGTGCTGGAAAGAACTTTGCAGGTTTTGACAAGAAATTCTTAGAGAAGTTGCCGAGATGGAAACAAGTATTTTCAATTCGTAGTAGAGTATTGGACCCAGGAATCCTATTTGTTGATTGGTTAAATGATGAATCGATTCCAAGTCTTGATGAATGTAAAAAACGTGCAGGCATTGAAGGTGTTGTAACTCACAATGCGGTTGAAGATGCAATGGATGTTGTAATGTTACTTAGAAAATGTTATCAAGCATAAATTATGGGAAGGACTTTTACATTAACAGATCGCCAAGAAGCAGAACTTAAGGTTTGGCAAGAAAAGATTAAAGACATTTTTGGAGAATATGGCCTATATGATTTCACATTCACTGGACATGGTATTGGAACATCTCTAGTTGTTAAAAGCCATTTAACAGGAACATCATTGGATTTAAGTCACGTAGAGGATTGGTAAAAAATAAAAAGAAATGGAACCAGAAAAAGACATATTTGAACAATGGGCTGACGAGAGAGCCAAAAAACCTTGGATTGTAAGAAAACTCCGAAGGATTCCTCTATGGTGGAATCATGATGGTAAGTACATGCACCTTGAATTTAAAAGAGGCATCGAAAATCTTATTTATTGGTTTCCTATCATTTGGAAGGACCGAAACTGGGATTCTCACTACATCTTTGAGATTATGATGCATAAACTTAAAGCCCAATCGAAATATATTGGAGAGCGAGATATTCATACTAGAGCCAAAAGGGATGCTGAGGTGATGATGACATGTGTCAATTTAATGAAACTTGTTCAAGATGAGTTTTATAGTTCAGAGTACTCTGATTATCATAAATCAAAACATTGGTTTGAGGACTGTGAAGACAAACCAGGATTCAGTACATGGGAGTCACGTTTAATGGAAGAGAACTTCGATGATTACTTTAAGAAATATCCATTAATCTACAAAAGAGTCCTAAATGGTGAAGGCGTTTTTGGACGCGAAGGCCGTGAAGATGATAAACAGATCATTGCAATGAACATCGGTTATATTAACCATGAGAGAGCCCGAAAATTACTATTCAAATTAATGGAGGAAAATATTGAGAGATGGTGGATGTGATTTTTGATATATAATCAATAAAGGTCTCCTAATACATTCAGTTTTATTTTGTTGTTATCTTAAAATAGTTTGTCTGGAGACCTTTTCTTTTAATGTTTGAGATATATAATATAACAACAAAATAAAACTCAAACACAATGTATATCTACAAGATAACTAACACAATCAACAACAAAATTTATATTGGCCTATCTACAAAATCAGTAGAAAAATCGACTAATTATTTAGGTTCTGGTGAACTTCAGAGCAGGGCCATAAAAAAATATGGCAAAGAAAACTTTATAAAAGAAATATTAGAAGATGGAATTGTATGTATGAAAATATTAAGCGAAAGAGAAATCTATTGGATTAACGTATATAATTCAACAGATCATTCTATAGGGTACAATATCACAAAAGGAGGAGAGGGATTCAGATCAAATCATACACAGGAAGCTAAAGATAAGATTAGAAAATTTTACAAAGGTAAAAGTTATGAAGAACTTTTTGGAGATATGGCAGAAGCTGAAAAACTAAAAAGAAAAAAGGTTACAAGAACTCCAGAACAATATAAAGAATGCGGTAAAAAAATATCAGAAAAAACAAAAGGAATTCCTAGAGTATTTAAAACGATAGAATGCCCTCATTGTTTTAAAAAAGGAAAAGAAAACGTAATGTACCATTGGCATTTTAACAATTGTAAAAATAAAATAAAATGATAGGACTAATTGCACTTATTTTAATAATTGCCTGGACATGGATAGGTTACGAGATGTGGAAAGCCCCTGAACTGGATGAAAATCATAAAATCGTCGAAAAGAAAGATGATTCACTTGACCTTGATTTAAAGAATGATGAATTTTTAAATTAACATAAATTTAACACTCCAGACTTTCGGGTTTGGAGTTTTTTGTTTATATTTACATATCAAATTTAAAGTTATGACCCGAATTAATGCCCATATTCCTCCAGCAAAATTATGCGATCAACATCTTGTTGCAGAGTATCGAGAAATCTTGAGAACTAATGCACTTGCAATTAAAAGAGCCAGAAAGGAGGGTAAAGCGATGTTAAAGAATATCCAACAATCCTTTACACTTGGAGGTGGACACGTGACATTCTTTTATGACAAATTGATGTATATTCATCACCGGTTTGATTCACTCAGAAGTGAGCTGATTAATCGAGGAATGAACGCTACGATTGAATGGCAATTAGACGAACTTGATGAGTTTCGATGGTTATATAATGACTGGCCCGAAGATCCTGTTGCTAATCAATTAATCGTTGAAAGGATTCTCGAAAGGGCAAGAGGTATGAAAAAGATTTCACACACTTCGCAAAATATTGATTACGAAACTTATTTTCAAATTTTAACATAAATTTAACATAAAAAGTTTTCGGGATTCATTTATTATGATTATATTTACATATCAAATTAAAACAAACGTATCATGACAAGAACACAAACAATCGGATTAATTGAAGTAACAAGCCAAACTCAAGCAAATAATGGAACTCAATGTTTTCATGACCCAATTACGGGATGTGATTATATGAGTTATGAAAGTGGTTATGTTCGTAGAAAATACGTAACAGGTAGAAATTGGAGAGGTGAAAAGATTGTTACGATTTATCAAGTGAATAAAACTAGAATGGTTCCTTTTACTTGGAAATCTTATACTGGTGAGGTTTATAATTCTGAAAAGGTTGAAAGAGTTTTAGAAATGAATCCAGACAAGCGAATTGATATCGTTGTTAGAGCAGCTATTAACTATAGAAACTATTTAAACAAATAAAATATGTTAAACAAAACCAAGAAAAAATTGGCAACAGTAGAAGAGTACATTGAATTAATTTCAAAGGACTATCAATTTAATCCAAATCATCCAGATTATTGTGGATTTATTAACATCGACCCAAACACTGCATTTGAAATTGGAGGTGGAGATTTTAGAGAGGTCGCACAAAAAATTGCAGCAAATGCCGATGCTTTTGAAAAAACTGCAAACAAATATGGTTTAACAATCTCATCAGCTTGGGATGATGAACTAATATTTGCCGAACTGAGTCCAAAACCAAGAGTAAACCATTTGTACTAATGAAACTATATACTCAAGATGAAGTTAAGAAACTTCTAGAAACCCAGAGAGGTAATTGTTACGTTGCAATTTTAAATGAAACTAAAGATAAAAAAATTGCAAGTTTAGCAACTAAGGCTCCACTTCCAGGAGGAGATGATTTTGACAAGTACTATGGAATTGATCCGATGAAAATCTTTAATGGTGATTTAGAGGATAGAGAATTACAAGAGAACTATGAGGGCTTTAAAAAACACAGAGAATCTGCAAAGACCTCGTATAATGTATTGGTTCCAACAATAAATTCTATGATTAGTAAGATTGTTAATCTAAAAGAATTGATAGTTTCATTAGCAGTTCAAGGTCTTCCAACTGATAAACCAGTAAAGAGACTTGCCAAATTAGACAGTGAATTTACAAAACTTACTGAAAAGGCTGACAAATATAAAGCTGAAATGGACGAGCAAGATATGCTGATTAAAAGATACGAAGATTGGAATACTCGTAAGTTGTTTATTCATTGGCAGTATTTAAAGTTATTAAAAGCAACAGATACTCCATTTATGGAATGGAAAAGTCAATATGACGATGTAATAATATAAATAAAAGAACCCGCTACATAACACGGCGCCAAATTAATTGTGACATGTACTGTCTGGAAGGTCAGGCCGGGTTCAGGAGTCAGGTAATACGTAATGTGAAAATGGTATCACATCCTAGACTAAACTTGAAAAAGTTATGTTGGTTGTATTGTTGCAGGTTCGAGTCCTGCCCTGACTACAAATTGTTAATAACTTTTTGAAAATACTTTGTAAAAAGTTTTCGGAATTCAAAAAGAATGATTATATTTACATATACAAATTAAAACAATATGAAATTACAAGACATTCAAAACTTCGTTACAGAGTCGAACCAAACTAACTCAAACACTGATAAATTAAACATACTTAAAAAGTATGCTGATAATGAATCGGTTTGCAGTGCTCTTAACTATACTTATAACACCTTCAAACAATATGGTGTTACTTCAGAAAACTGTAAAAAGAATTCTAAATTAATTAGTTATGGTTATACTGATTTGGCAAAATTGCTTGATGATTTGAATGACCGATTTATTACAGGACATACTGCAATAGGTTGTGTTAATGGATTCGTAGAAGCAAACAAGGCTTACGAGGAGTTGATTTTTAATATCATTGATAGAAACCTTAAGACCCGTTCTACAACCTCAATGATTAACAAGGTGATTCCTGGATTAATCCCAACATTTGATGTTGCACTTGCAAATTCATTCGATGAGAAAATGGCTAAGAAAGTTAACTTTGATGTTGATAATTGGTATGTAAGTCGCAAATTGGATGGATGTCGTTGTATTTGCATCATTGATGAGAATGGAGAACCTAAATATTTCTCAAGAGCTGGAAATGAATTTATGACTCTTAAGAATTTAGATGCTGAAATCATTTCATTAGGTCTTAAGAACATGGTGATTGATGGAGAGATTTGTATGATGGATGAGAATGGAAACGAGAATTTCCAAGGTATCATTAAAGAAATCAAACGCAAAGACCATACAATCGAAAATCCATTCTTTTATATGTTTGACCTTTTAACAATGGAGGAATTCGTTAATAAAGAGGGTACAACAACTTTCTCGATTAGAGATGTTCAATTGGAGAATCTTTTATCTGAAAAAGAATTTAAGAACATTGGTTATTTAGAACAAAAATTGTTAATTGACGAGAGAATGTTAACTCATTATATCGGATTGGCAAAAGAAAACGGATGGGAAGGATTAATGTTACGTAAAGATTCTCCATACCAGGGAAAACGTAGCAATGATGTTCTTAAAGTAAAACAATTCTATGATGCAGAATATATCGTGGTTGATATTGAAAATGCAGTTAATAGAGTTATTGTTGAAGGTAAGGAGGTCGAAGAGTTAATGATGCGAAATGTTGTAATTGAACATAAAGGTAGTAGAGTTCAAGTTGGTAGCGGATTTAGTCACGAACAAAAACGCTATTATTTCGAGCACCCTGAGGAAATCTTAGGAAAACAAATTACAGTGCAATACTTCGAAGAGACCCATAATCAGAATGGAGGAATCAGTTTACGATTCCCAACTGTTAAGGCGATCTACGAAACAAAAAGAAACTTTTAAATATAACTAATATGGAGGAACAAGGTATCATTTTAGAAGAGGCAACTTTTAGATTCTCACAGGACCCAAATTGTTTGGATAGCCAAGATGAATATGAATTCTTGGAAGTTAAAGCACAATCAAGTCTTGGTATTGATCGAGATGGTGATTGCTTCTTTACAATCAGCACTGAAAAATGGTCAGTTGATTCATCAGAAGACCTAGAAAAAATATTTAACCGAATTAGAAAGGTAATTGAAAATGGAAAAGAATAAAGTATTTGTCGGACAAGAGTTTCGAACTAATCCGCAATCGACAATTCCAGGTGGAAGTGTAGTTGAAGTTCATTATGAGAACAGAATTAAAGTGTACGATAATGTTAAAAATCCAAAGGCATACATTAAGTATATTCGAACAAATAGTTCCGAGAATATTGTTCAAATTTTAGTTGATGGAAAACAAACAAACTTTTGAAACAAACTCAAATAAACCTATATAACTAACGAATCAAAATTTAAAAACAATGGAACAACTATTAAACCAAATCGTAGAAGTTATCGACTCAGTTAGAGAAGATGCTGCAAAATTTGAAGAGAAAGGTAATGGTGCTGCTGGAACACGAGTTCGTAAAGCAATGCAAACTATTAAAACTTTAGCACAAGATGTAAGAAACCATGTTTCTGACGCTAAAAAAGCATAACTAACCTAAAAAAACTGTTTGAGTAGCGTTAATGGCATACACACCTTAATGTGAAGGTTCAAACAATATACAGATGGGATTGCCGAGCCTAAATAAGTAAGTAGGAAGTGATTTTGAGTTTTTGATGAGTATGCATTGTTTCTCAAGATTGCAAGTTTTAACAGATATATAATATCAATTAGTTCTTTTACATAATAAAAATTAGGTTCCTTACAGCAATTAAATTCTATAAGGAAACTGGTATCGAAAGATGTGTAGGTTCGAGTCCTACCTCTCCAACAAATTTTAAAGTATTTGGAGAGTGGTGAAATTGGTAGACACACCGGTCAAAGAAAATGGAACCTGTTATTGGGGGATTAGCTCAGCTGGCTAGAGCACTTGCCTTGCACGCAAGGGGTCATCGGTTCGACTCCGATATCCTCCACAATATTTTAAAGGATACGTTCAGCAAATTAACAAATTTGACTTTTACTCAAACAAATGTTATCCTGTAAATATTAAACTGCTCGGGTGGTGAAATTGGTAGACACGAGGGACTTAAAATCCCTTGGACAGTGATGTTCGTGCGGGTTCGATTCCCGCCCCGAGTACCAAGGATGGTTACTGCAAATAATAAAATCTAGGCTGTTAACCTCGTGGTCATGGGTTCGAGTCCCATCATTGGATCAAGGCCTTAATTGGTCAGTTCATAGTAGCTCAGTTGGTAGAGCACGTACAAAAACCCATCCTGCGTATTAAAGTGTCTCGGTACGCTCTGGCTTCCAGAAGTTCAACGACGAGGTCTCGATAGGCAGAACGCGTCTGACCTATCCACAAAATAAAAGGGACCTTTCGGTCCCTTTCTTTGTTTTAAATTGTTTGTATTAAATTGAAATTGAAATTGTGATAGGATCTGCATACACGAAAGGATTCGCAGCAGGTTGTCCTATGTTCGCGATTGAAGTATCAATTTTAAGGTAGGATCCTCCAGGAGCTGCTATAATTTCAAAACCTCCATCATTCTGCATTGAAGTATATTCTACAAAATCTCCATTTTGATATATCATTATGGTTCCTGAATTATCTATTAAACTTTGGAATTCAGTAAGGTGACTAACTCCACTAGTATCATTCACATTAAAGAATAAATTTCCAGTGATGTTCGGATTATATGTTTCGAAAGATGTATTAGTTATAAAAAGTGCATTTCCATCATCTACGGGTTCCGCTGCATTAACAGGTCCTTCATCACTATAGAAGTACCATTCTCCTGCTCCTGTGTTTTGGGTTGGACTATAGAAATGGAATTCAAATAAGTAAGGACCTCCCGTTGCACTACCAGAAACATAAGACACACTAATATTCATTACAGTAGTACTTCCGTAATGTGGTGCAACACTATTAACTTCAAGGATTATATTTTGTGTAGGATACTGTGTATTTGTAATTTCTAATAGAGTTCCTGTCGGAATTCCCAATAGGAATGTACTTTGATTTCCTGCCGGATTACCATTAATATCAGATGAAACGTTATTCACTATAATATTTTGAGTCATTGATAATGAGTTTGTGCCAATCGTTGAAAATTCAGTTTCTGTTCCCGAAAAACCACCTTCCCAATATAATGTTTCGTTAATTCCTGGAGTTGATGGAGTTGATGGTGCTAATGGAGCAATTGATGAATTACCATAAGCCCATGGGGATTCGCCAAAACTTGTCCAATATCCATTTGCCAATAACCATGCCTTTGCATCATTAACATTTGAAAGGGTTGGTTGTGATAGTGATACCATTAAGTGATTAAAGGTCTCTAAGAAAGAAATATCTGTTAGGGAACTACTTCTTAAGAATCCAATTCCACAAGGAATATTTAAAGGATTAGGGTGATTTAGTGTCGGATCTTGATATGCAATAACATATCCTAAAGATTCATCTGGTCCAGCCCACCATGTAAGGCCTCCCAAGTTATAATAATCTTGATCGCCCACTCCGATCAAGATATTTTGAGATTGACTGATTCCACTCGGTAGTGTCGATACTCCATCCCAAAATGCAAAGGGTCTATATTGCGCCATTTGATTATGTATTTTTAACTATATATCAAGAAGATTAATATGAAACAAATCCAAAGATATTGATATAATTATTTAAAATAAATAAACTATGAAGGATGCATTGTTATATTGGCCTCGTTTCTTTAGAGAGGCTTGGATTAATAGAAAATATTATAAAGCAGTAAAATCTATCGAAGCAGAATTAAATGCTCAAAATCTTAGAGTTGATTGGATTGGTAGAATTTATGGCGTTATGGAAATCAAAGAAGAGTTTGTAAATCAACCAGAAATGGTTCAGCAATCTATTGTTTTCCAGCAGTTATCTCCAATTAATGAACTTCTTATGAAATATGGTCTTTCGGACCTTTCATTCCCAGATATTAGCAAAATACCTGGAACCAATCAATTTCTTGTAATTCTCTATCCAGAGAATGATTATTTTAACATACCATCATTTATTAGAAACGTTTTATTTGCAGGAATTTTAGTTGCAATTGGATTTGCTATTAACTGGGCTGTAACTCTATTCGTGTAATGGAATCTATTGAAAGGGTCGAAGTCAATGGGCGTCGATATTATCAAATAACGGTTGATGGTGAGCATATTGGGACATTTCCCAGTATGACAACAATTCTTGGAAATACTAAGGACAAAAGTGGATTGGATGAATGGAGAGATAGTGTTGGTCATGAAGAGGCTGACCGGATCTCGAATCTTTCAATGAATCGAGGTACTATTATGCACCGACTTCTTGAATTGTATAAGGGTCTTCAGGGAACACCTTGTCAACGATTATCTCAATTGATATTTATATCACAAACTGACGGAGAGATTAACCAATTCAATGAGGATCCCTCTGGTGAGGAATGGCTCAAACAGGGTTGGGAATTCTTCCTAAAATTCTGGCGACATCATGATGAATTTTTTGATAGAGTGGTTAAAGTACTTGCCGCTGAAAAATTTATTTGGTCAAAGAGAGGATATGCAGGAACCCTTGATAATGCTTCGGAAATTGTTGGAAACAAAATACTAATTATCGACTATAAGAATAGTCGAAAGCCAAAAAGAGATGAGTGGATTGAAGATTATTTTTGTCAAGTTGCAGGTTATTCAATAGCATTCTGGGAGAGAACAGGAATTGTACCGACTGGATGCGAAATTTGGATGGCAAACGAAATTGATGACAAACCACAAATTTTTACATTGACACAAAGCGACATAAAATATTATTTTAAAGAATTTACAAAAAGATTAAATCAATATAAGTTAGAAAATGGAGAGGAATAAAGCAAATGATGCATGGCAGATCCTGAGAATTCAAGGTGAATTCACGAAAGGTTTTGATACTTTTAGTGAATTAGGACCCTGCATTTCAGTGTTCGGTAGTGCCAGAACCCAAGTTATGAGTAAATGGTACGAAGAGGCCCGAAAGTTTGGAGCTCTTATAAGTAGAGAAGGATTTGGAGTTATCACTGGAGGTGGACCTGGAATTATGCAAGGTGCAAATCAAGGTGCAAAAGAAGTTGGTGGTAAATCTATTGGAATTGGAATTGAATTGCCCTTCGAAGCTGGTATGAACCCTTATGTTGATCTTGGTGTTGAATGTAGATACTTCTTTACCCGCAAAGTAATGTTCCTAAAATATTCACAAGGATTTGTAGTGTTTCCAGGAGGTCTAGGAACTCTTGATGAATTCTTTGAAGCAGTTACACTTGCACAGTGTGGACATAACATAAAATATCCAATCGTACTTGTAGGCAAAGAATATTGGTCTGGAATTGTTGAATGGATTAAAGATGTAGCAGTTGAAAATGGAATGGTTAGTGAAAAGGACTTAAATCTATTTAGAATCGTCGATACAGCAGAAGAGGCCAGAGATAAAATTGTAGAATATCATAACAAGTATAAAACTAACGAAACAAATTTTTAATGAAAAGTAACAAAAAATTCTTGCATCAATATTTGAATGCATACGCACCAGTTGCACAAGAAACCGAAGGTCAAAAAATATGGATCGATTATGTTCGACCTTATGTTAATAAAGTAACAGTAGATGCTTACGGAACGGCAGTTGCAACTTTAAAAACTGCTCATACTGAAGATTCAAGCCTTAATGTTGTAATTGAAGCACACTGTGATGAAATTGCATGGATTGTAACTCATATTGAAGGTGATGGTATGATTAGAGTTAAAAGACATGGAGGTTCTGATAATATGATTGCTCCATCAAAAACAGTTATCATTCATACACATGATGGTAAAAAATTAAGAGGACTTTTCGGATGGCCAGCAATTCATACAAGAGATTCATATACTGAAAAAGGTTATGAGCAACATGAATTATGGGTTGATATGGGTCTTAAAGACAAGGACGCAGTTGTTAAAGCTGGAGTTGAAGTTGGAAACCTAATCACATTCGATACTCAATTCGAAGAGATTGGAGATTATTATGTAGGTCGATCATTAGATAATAAGATTGGTGGTTATATTATTGCAGAAGCACTAAGAAAATTGGATGGATATGCATTACCATATAATTTGCATGTTGTAAATTCAGTTCAAGAAGAGGTTGGATTATATGGTGCAAAAATGATCGCTAAAAAATTACAAGCAGATCTTGCTCTAGTACATGATGTTTGCCACAATACAAATACTCCTAAAATCGACAAGGCAAAAGATGGAGATAATAAAGGTGGAGAGGGTCCATGTTTAGAGTACACTGCACAAAATCATAGAAAAATTAACAAGTTGTTAAGAGAAGTTGCAGATAGTAAAAAGATTCCAGTACAATTAACAGTTGGTAGTTATGGAAATGATACAATGGCTTTCTTTTTAGAAAATACACCAACAGCGATCTTGGCGACTCCATTAAAGTATATGCATACAACATGCGAAATGGCGCACAAGGACGATGTTAAAAATTGCATCAACTTATTTGTTGAGTTCTTAAAGGCCTTAACACCTGAAAAAATTCGTGAAATTAAAGGAAATATATAATAACGTAAAAACAAAATAACATTATGAATAAATTTAATCTATTTTTCAAAAACCACGGTTCTAAAGTAATTACAGTTCTATTAGTATTGGTATACTTTAAATCATGTTCAGTGGATTCTGAATTAACAATTGTTAAAAAAGAATTAAGAAAAGAACAGGAAATCATTAACACTATTAAGAAACTTCCAACGGCATCTGATTTACAAATCGAAGGTTTAAAATCTGAAAAAAGGATGATTCAGGCTACTGACAGAAAAATGTTAGATGTGCAGAGACAAAACCAAATCGAAGCAGAAATTAAAAAATTAGAGGAATCTAAATAATATGGCAATCGAAAAAAGATCACAAGGATTTGGCGATGATGTTGCCAAATTTACAAATGCAATCAAACTTGATATCGCTGCAGATAAAATTGCAAAAGCATTAGGTTATAAAGATTGTGGATGTGCGGAGCGTCAACAAGAATTGAACAATCCAGATCTTTTAGTAAATAAAATATTTTATAAAAATACAGAGCAAGATGAGAACATCGAAGAGCAAGGCAGTTAATGCATTTATCATAGGAACATTCGTATCCTTATACCTATTAGTTTCAATTATTTCAACAATCCACGTAATTGACTTTTTTAAATTGTCAAATCCTGATTGGTTGGCTATTTCATTAGCAATTGGATTTGAATTAGGAGCAGCAGCATCCCTAGCAGCCCTAATCACATTGGACAAAATGAATAAAACTATGGTATGGGCCCTATTCATTGTAATTACTGCAATGCAAATGCAGGGTAATATGTACTATGCATATAGCCACATTAAAGATTTCCAAGGATGGGTTGAATTATTTAACCTTGTAGAATGGGAAGTAATTGCACAAAAAAGGTTGCTAGCAGCAGTTTCAGGAGCAATTCTACCACTTGTAGCATTAGGATTTATTAAATCATTGGTTGATTATATTAAACCTGAGAGTGAAACAGACCCGATCAGAGTTGAAGATTTGGATGTAATTGCTGAGGAAATTAATCATCCTGAAAAAAAAAGTAAAGAATCTTTAGAGGAAAATATTTACGAAGATTTCAAGGAACTTGAAGAGTTAGAATCAACTATTGAGGAATTAGAAGATTCTATTGAAGTTTTAGAAAACGTTGAAATATCAACTCCAGAAATAGAGTTAAAAATCGATGAGTTAGAAGATTCTATTGAAGATTTAGAAGATTCTATTGAAGACCTCGAGGAAGAGATTATTGAAGAGATCGACGAATTACAGAGTATTGAAAAAAGTTATGGAGTTGTTGATGTAATCAAACAACCAGAAACTACAAAGGTTAAAGAGCCTAAAAAGATGAGAGTTTTTAACAATAGTACTCATAGATGGGATGAAGTTGATGGATAAAAATATTGAGGTCCAATTTGAAAAGACCCGATTATTTAAACCATACATTAGTAAGAAATTAGAACCAGGGACCTTACAAAAGGTCCTTGATTCACCTTACCAAACAGTGTATCGTTTATATTTGATTTCGAATGGAATTAAAGAACTACAAGAATTTGCAAGTATTTCAAGCGAGGAATACGATTTAACAGCTTATGTTAAAACTGAATGTGGATTTGTTGGTGAGGCAAGTAGACAAGTTTGGTCGGTACTACACCTACAACCACTATTGCGTAAAAAACCACTATATACGTTAAGATGTGAATTAAGGCACTTAATGACCAATAAGGTTATTTACAAATGTACTTTAGAGCATAAAAATCCTGACGTAATCTACAACCAAGTTCAGGAATGCATTGATAACTTAAAAGAAATACTAAAATGAGAAATTTATTAAAAAGAGGAGATTCTGGAGAGGATGTTAAATTACTTCAAAAGGCATTAGGAGTTACTCCAGCTGATGGTAATTTTGGACCAAAAACAGATGCTGCAGTTAGAAACTTTCAAGGTAGCCATGGATTAGCAATTGATGGATTGGTAGGACCAAGAACACAAAAGTTAATTTTTAAAGCGGATCTTGAACAGCATTTGGACACTGAAATTACATTAAATCAATTTGAAATCTATTATTTAGACAGGGATGAATATCATGCTGGCCCAAATAAACCAGAATACTTATTCTTACACCATACTGCAGGAAATGAAAATCCAGTAGCTACAGTTGATATGTGGAATGATGATACTAGAGGTAGAATTGCAACCGAATTCGTTATTGGTGGTGTTTCTATCAATAATAAGAATACTAAATGGAATGGTGTTATTGTTAAATGTATGCCAGATGGAGGTTATGCAGCTCACTTAGGAAATAATGGTTCTCAAAGTATGCATGTTAATTCAGTTGGAATTGAAGTTTGTAACTTTGGTCCCCTAACTAAAGTTGGTAATGTATACAAAACCTACACAGGAGCCATAGTTCATCCAGATCAAGTATGTGACTTAGGATTCAAATTCCGTGGACATCAATATTACCATAGATATACCGATGAGCAAATCGAGGCACTTAGAGAACTAATCCTATTCATTGCTGAAAGAGATGGTATTAATATCAAAAGGGGATTAGTTGAATGGCTGAACACTAAAACACCTGCTGAAGCATTTGATTTTAGTAAAGATGCATGGTCTGGTAAAGTGAAAGGTATGTTAACTCATACAAACACAAGAAAGGACAAGAGCGACATGTCACCACAACCACATTTAATCGAAATGTTAAAATCACTATAAGTGAAACAAAATCCAAAACAGGGATATAATTATTTTATAATCATTAAACCAAAATAAAATGTCACAAGTAAACGAAATTTTAAAAGAGCAAGTTGAAACTGCTACTCAAAAAGAAACAACAGGACCAGAGAACGATTTTCAACCAATCTTCGAAGAGATTCAAGAAATGAATCCTGGAGGAGCTGTTAATGTTTTGATTCAAGCAGCACAACAAGCTCAAGCTGCTGGAGCTCTAACTCTTAGAGATTCAGTTGTAGTTGCTCAAGCAATCAACATTTTGCGCCCAGGTTCTATCTAATAGATATTAAACCTTAAACCTATTCAAAAGACCTTAATTTTTATTAGGGTCTTTTTTTATTTAATAGACTCAGATGACTCAGGGAAATTTTTGGGAATTTTTTGGTGAGGGCCCTCTGACCCCAGAGCCCCAGAGCCACAGAGCCCCAGAGACAACCCAATATCAGAGGGGTAACGGTGGCATCATCCAATCACTACAACCCCTCGAAGATGGCCCCCATCCGGTTGATTGCAATGATTTCTGCAAAAAATTCTCATAGTTCTCAAATTTAACATAAATTTAACATAAAAACGTTTCCGGTTAACCATATTTTGATTATATTTACATATACAAATTAAGACAGATATGATACAAATTTCATCAGAAGTATTACCAGCAAGTAAAGTAACAAAAAACCTTGTTTGTCCTAAAATAATGCACTATCAAACAGAAACGATAATGACAATTCTTAAGTCGAGCAGGCCCAAAGCCCTAAAGAAATTAAATATCAATAAAGATGTTTTATGGGATTTGGTGGATCTTACCGAGGTAAATGGAGTTGCTGTAAAGACAAAGTATAAAGGAAACAAATTATGGACAGAAGCTGCCCTTAATCACTATTTAACAAATGAGGGTATTAATAGAGAAAAAGGACTCCAGTGTGAACATAACAATGAGAGAATCTACTACACAAATAAGTTATTGGAGTTAGATCCAAATAGCGATAACTTGGAGGCTGAAATTAAAGAAATTTTAAGTACTACTGTAAGTACCATTGTTACCAAAGAAGAGCATCAAAGGCTAACACCAAGAGCAACTGATGTCAACGATCCTTTTATTAGATATAGAGAATTGAACCCAACAATTTACTATATCACATGGAATACTCATACTAGAGGAAAGGGTAAATGGAAAATAGAATCGATTAATATTGTCGATATTAATAGTTAAAGAACAATTTAAAAAAGAAGTAAGATATGATGTTTAAATACTCTACACGATTTGTAATAGTACTCAAGAATGTAGTTATCAAGATACCTATAAGCAGAAGAGGTTATCTTCAAGGAATCAATGAAAAGAAGATTTGGGATAAGTACAGAAACATTACCTCATTAGCAGAACTAAAGTGGATGTTTATGGGTGTTGTATGTCAGAAAAGATATAACGTAGCTAAAACGATACCAAATATAGTTGTAAGACGTAACAAAATATCAATGCCGGAGTTTGATTTCCTCAATTGTGATTTGCATAACCCTAGAAATTGGGGGTTAGAGGGTAATAGATACATATTACTAGACTACGGAATTAATGAACACGTTGCAAAATTATACAAATAAGATTATTAAACTTTACAACAATTCAGGCTAAAGCATATTCATTGAGAAATGCTGACATAAAAGAACATCGAGATTTAATGAAACAAATGGGTTAGATGTGATATAACCTTTAATAAATAAGATACACATGTCAGATTTTAAAGTTACATTGGATGGATTCTTAAGTTGTTTTAGAAACTTTGAATTCAATATCATTAAAAAGAATAAAAAGGTCCAGGTTGATATGAATGCGGATTCTATTCAGCAATCAGAATCTCATCTACTTAAAATGCTGCAGCAGGCAAAACGCGAACTTTCAAGAGCCTATAAAGCCCATAAAGCAGGTAAAATGAGTATTGATGAACTTTTTGATTATGAATGGCATGTGAGCGATTTGGAACAACAAATCAAGGGTCTAAAAGACCATTCAGAGGACGAATGTGATACAAATTAAAAAAAAGCAGTTGAAAATGTTGAAAAGAAGTAATGAAGATGCCATACTTGGAGGAGTATGTGGAGGATTAGGAGAATGGACAGATACAAATCCATGGGCATGGAGATTGATATTCCTATTAGCACCAGGATCTGGATGGGCCTATTTAATCCTATGGATTGCCCTAAAAGAAAAACAGAAAGAGGTTGATAAAGATCAGGAATGGGGAAACCCAATTTAAAACAGGATAGGTATGCGCGGATTATACGACATGGTGGATATAGCCATCGCAGAAGAGTTGGGAGTTGATGTAGAAACCTACGTTAGAATTATTGAAACCAAGTGTTCCGAAAGAGAAATGAATTACATTATTAACGTGATTTTTATGGAGAGGTTGGATAAACTTGAAAATGCTAAAGCAATATTTAATAAGTATTTGAATGAAGAGGGCGATGAGAGCACTGGCACTAGTGTTGGAGATAATATTGAAAAGATTTAAACGTAAAAGGAAAAGTATATGGGACTTGTAAATAAACTAGATAAACAATACACAGACTTACTTCAAGACATTTTAGCAAATGGAGTAGAGAAACAAGATAGAACAGGAACTGGTACAATTTCAGTTTTTGGGCGCCAGATCAGACATAAAATGTCGGAAGGATTTCCACTACTCACTACCAAGAAAATGCCATTCAAAACAATTGTAACAGAATTGTTATGGTTTTTAAGAGGTGATACAAATATTAAGTATTTGGTTGATAATGGATGTAACATTTGGAATGGAGATGCTTATAAGAATTGGAAAACTAAATATAAAGAAGTTTATGATGGTTTAAATGACTGGCAAAAAGAACAGTGGAAAGAACCAACAGAAGAAGAATTTATCAATGCGATTAAAACTGATGATAAGTTTGCTCAGAAGTGGGGTGAGTTAGGTCCAATCTATGGTGAACAATGGAGATATTGGAGATATTGTAGCAGACCTACTATTCAAGTAGGAAAACTAATACCTCAACATTTTGACCAAATCGCAAACCTAATCAATGACCTTAAAACAAATCCAGACTCAAGACGATTAATGGTTAATGCTTGGAATGTAGGTGAATTAGACCAAATGGTTCTTCCACCTTGTCATTATGGATTTCAAGTTTATACAAGACCAACTACAAGAGAAGAGAAAATTACAAATCCTGGAAAGTATAGAGCAATATCCTTAATGTGGAATCAAAGATCAGTAGATACATTCTTAGGTTTACCATTCAACATTGCAAGTTATGGACTCTTATTAGAAATCATAGCTAGGGAGGTCAATATGGTTCCTGATGAGTTAATTGGAAATCTTGGTGATGTTCACCTCTATTCAAACCACATTGAACAGGCGAGAGAACAAATTGGAGGCCCACTTGACCATGAAAAACGAACTGAATTGTTAAAAGAAGCAATGGGAATAGAAGCATTTGAAAGGGCGGTTTCTGAATTGGTTCCATTTGGTGGTGGAATGAGCGAATATTATGAGGCTTATAAAATACCTTATAGCACGAGAGAACCATATCCACTACCATCATTAAAAATCATGGATTATGATTCTACTCTTTCAGTTATAGAAAATTTAGAAAACTGGGAGCCTACAGATTTTGTTATTGAGAACTATCAATCACATCCAACTATTAAAGCCCCGTTAAGTAATTAAAATATGAGTTTAGAAAATTTAAAAAAAGAATACAGAGAATCAACCTCTGGTGAAATCCGACAAGCCGTTTTAGAGAATGCTGTATATGGTTTTCTAGGATCAATCCTAGTAGTGTTCATTGCTCAAAGAATGGATCTTGCGGTTTTAATAGGTTATATGTCGTACTACTTCTTTGTAGGAAGAGTAATCAATAGACCGAAATACGTAACATCATTAGGTAAATTTATAGTATTTCCAGTACCAACAGCCTTAGGAGCTTTTATTGGATATAAATTGGCTTACGTATTATCAGCATATTTGACATAATGGCAAAGAAACCTAAACTTACCCAATTTCATTATCATGAGGCTCTTGATAGAGCCTCAATGCTTGGTGATATGGTTGATCGACATTTAATACAACATCCAGTTTGTAAACTTGACAAAGAGATTAATCAATTGGTCGAAGAGGCTGCAATGAAACTATTTGAAGCATATCAATTAATAGGGCATCGATCCGTTACCCTATTTCCCGATGATATATAACATATGAGTAGATTTAAAACATATTTTGGTTATTCTGTTGACAGGATAAACTATGCAGATGCTCCAAAAAAGAAGGATCAATTTATAATTGATTCAGCACCAAGTCTTAATTTAATTAAAATTGACGAGTGGAGTGCTCCAGTTAAAGCATGTCCTGAAAATGGTTCATTAGATACAAAAAATGAATTATTAAGAATGAGTGCTGAAATTAATCAAATGGACGATGACGATCAAGAGGATATTGTTGAAAAATACGATGAATTCTTAGATGAATTTGAAAAGGAATGTACTAAAGAGTATTTAATCTTTCCAAAGAAGTACTTAATTGAACTATTGAATGAATCTGTTGAAATCATAACAAAAATCAAATGGAAACATAACAGACCTCGACCATATCAATTGGCTCCAGTCCTGGGAATTCCGTTACGTTTTGATATGAAAGAAACTGCAAAATCTCCAAGTTTTCCTAGTGGACATGCTCTACAAAGTAAATTAACTGCTAACGTATTATCATTGATGTTTCCTGAAATGGAAGATAAATTTCAAAAGATAGCGGACAAAGTTGCCTATTCTAGATATATCGGAGGACTTCATTTTCCATCGGATTTGGTTTATGGTGTAGAATTAGCAGATTGGATGATTAATTACGTTGTGATGCCGGATCAGGTAGATGAGGCTAAAACAATTGGTCTAGAGAATGATTTACCTAATGTAACTCCAAACCCAATTCAACAGGGTGAAGGAGAGGACTCTAGATTAGCAAAAATAAGACAATTCAAAGGAACTGTCGCAGATTATAAGAATTATTGGGATGATAGAATCAGTAAAGGAATTAATTAGTCAACTTATTGCAGAATGGGGATGGGCTATTGCAGTTGCCCTTTTAACAATTGCAATGAAGGATGCCCTAAGCAAATTATGGTTAGGAATTCAATTCATGTGGGGAGATGATTTCAATGTAGATGATATAGTTTACATAAATGGAAATAAGAAGGCAAGAATCGTAAGACAAAACATTTGGAAAACAACTTTTTATCTTTACGATCATGACAGAAAGTTTATAGTTCCGAATGACAGGATCTGGACTCTTAATATTGAGAAAGAATTGCCAAAGGATAATAAATAAACAAAATCTTTGTTTGATATATAAATAGTAGTACTAAAACTATTAATCAAAAATTTTATTTGTTATGGAGTTCATTAACGAAGTTACTCCGACTTCGCAAAATGAACCAAGAATTGAAGTGTCTGTTAATGAAGATCAAATTAATGAAGTAATTACATTTCCCTACTATATGCGAGGGGAATTTCCAATCTTCAACTGTTTTGATTTTGATGAGTCTGATGATGACGACTTGGTCTTATTTGGTGTCGGTGGTCCTGCTTGAAAAGCTTAAAAGTGTATCTCGGTACACTTTTTTTGTGTGAACTGAAAAATTAACAAAAAATTAACAAAAATAATTCAATAAAAGTTTTCTGGTTTCGTTTATTATGTTTATATTTACATTATAATAAATAAACAACTATGATTTATACTTATTGTAAAAAAACATCAAGGTACCAAGCACTTGGTATTAAGGCTTATTTAAAATCTATCATCGTATTTGGTGTAATGTTTGCAGTTGCAAGTTACTACATGTACAATTCAGGAATTAAGAACACAGTTAATTCGATGACAATCGAAGAGAGAATTATGCTAATAAATGAATCTGATCCATTTACTCAAGAAAAAATGGTTGAGATGATGAAAGATTTAAACGTTAAATTTGCATGGATTCCAATGGCTCAATCAATGATCGAAACAGGACACTGGCATAGCGATATTTTCATCGAGAATAATAACCTATTCGGTATGAAAGAGGCAAAGTCTAGAATTACCACTGCAATCGGTACTAATAAGAATCATGCTGAATACAATACTTGGAGGGAGAGTGTATATGATTATGCATTTTACCAAAGTAGATACTTAGGAAAGATTAAAAGTGAAGCCGATTATTATCAGTATTTGAATGCTAGTTATGCTGAAGATCCAAATTATATTTCTAAGATTAAACAGATGGTCGAGCGTCACAAATTAAAACAATTATTTAATTAGATATATAATCTAATACTAATAAAAAATACATTTAAGATGGTTAAACCAATTACATTAAACGAAGCTGTTGTAAGCGCATTAAATTCACGAATTGGTGACGAATTTACAGCACACTATTTTTACAATGCAGCACATAATTGGTGCATGGATAAAAATTACAAAAATGCAGCTGCATTCTTTGCTGGAGAAACTGCAAGTGAATTAGAGCATGCTCAAAAATTACAAAAGTATCTAGTTGATTGGAATGCAACCCCGGTATTACCAAATGTAACTATGAACTTTGATTTTACAAGTTTGCCAGATATTATCGAAAAGGCTTATAAATTAGAATTAGACCTTTTTAATAAGTATGTAAAAGATTCTCAAGCAATCTTTGGAATTGATTTAGCAACGTTCGATTTCTTACAAGGATATAGACAAATTCAAACCGATTCAGTTATTGAATATTCAGATCTTTTAGCAGCCCTTGAACTAATTGACATCAATAGTAAATTAGATATATTGCATTTCGAGGAAATGTATTTCGAGGCATAATCAAATTAATAAAAAATGGACGGAGATAGTGAAAAACGCGGAAATAAAAAAACTAGACAGATTAGCAACTCTGTCGATGATGGTGGCCCTGTTCTTCAATCCACTGGGGTTCGACATAGTTCAGTATTGGTTGATACAGGCAACTGGAAGTTTGTGGAGAGCGAACTTCGCTTTGTATTGCGTTGCGGCGTTATTCTTTGGACTATCCATCTTATTTCGACTATTATATAAAAGAAAGATAAAACATGAAAAAAGTAATATTGTTTGAGCAATTTATTGCAGAGGCCAAAAGTACTGAGGAAATTGCTGCAAAAATTCTAGGAGAACTGGATAAAAATGCACAGTTATACGCAGATTATATACCAAAAGAGGCTCTTGGTGCTATTAATAAAGTCCTAAAGAAAAATAAATCACTTATTGGTAAGGACGCTGAATTGGCAGCTAAACAAATAAGAATGAATCTTGAGGATATTGGTATTCTATCAAATACTTTAAGTCCATTTGATGTTGAAATGATAATTATGAATCATTTGAATGAATCAACTGTTAATGAAGCTAAATTCAAAGTAGGCGATTCATGGGAATGGAATCATGTTGATGGTGTTAAAATTGTAACAATTACAAATGTTAAACCAAATGGTGATGTAGTTGCTCGAGCTGAAGGAGAATCACAGGATTTTATCGTTAGAGATGCTAATAAGTATCTTAAGAAAAAAGTTAATGAATCTCTAGTTAATGAAGCTAAAAGTTTTGAAATGGGTGATTCCTTTGAATACATTCCAAATAAAGGTTCAATTTATACAATTACTAGAAAAATGGCGTTTGGCCAAAAATGGATTATTACTGGTGATAAAAATCCAGATAATAAATTCATTTTAAATGATGCTGAAATTAATCAATGGATTAAGGATGGCAAATTAGTTCCAGTTGATGAATCTTTAGTTAATGAAGCAAAAGAACTCGACAGAGATGCATTGATGAATCTATTAGAAACAAAATACAAAATTAAAACTGTTAGAACTTCTGAGGAATTCAACGGACAAACTGAAGGAATTTGGGTTGCTGGAGATAATGGTGAAGAGATGAGTGGCAATAAAATATTTGATTATTACAATAGTTCAGCAAAATATGCTAATGGTATTCTAAAACAGGTTAGAGGCGCTGTTGAAAAAACAGGATGGTGGTTTGAATGGAACGATCCAGGAACACTAATAATATGGCCAAAAAAATTATAATAAGACATGAAAAAAGTAAAATTATTTGAAGATTACTTAAATGAAGTAACTCTACGTTCAGTATCTGGTACTTCAGCTAGAACATATACAACCTTAGATAATTCAAAATATGAATTAAAAAAGGATGTAACAGGCGCAAGAATTGGAGACTATATTAATGTAACCTTACCAAAAGGCACAATCATCGTAAATATTCCAGGCGGAGTATTTGCATTCCATGAAGAACTTAAAACTAAGTATTGTACTGGATATAAATCTGAAAGATGGAATGATCAATTTGGTGTTGCGATTAGACAATTACCAGAAACTTTAGAAGCTATCGAAAAAAATGGTAAAGTTTTAGAATCAGAAACAGTTTATCACGAAAATGATTTCCTAGGTATGCAAGCACAAGCTGCAAATATGACCAGAGAGGAATGGATCGCACATTACGGTTCTCCTGAAATTGGATCAGGAATAGAGTAATAAATAACATATACATATAATCCTAATATTGGGTCTTTTTAGTTAGATATATAATCTAGACTAAAAAGACCCATTGTTGTATATGAACCAAGAGAGAAGCCCACAAGAGATGATTCTTGAACTTTATGATTTGTTTTCTTCATTCAAAAGACGAATTGAAGACCCTAACTACATACAAATCGAAAACACTTTAGAAAAATTGGTTGAAAACCAAAATGAAATGAAAAATGAGATCAGAGAATTGAAAAAACAACTCCTGAATCCATTCGACGGCGTTATTGTAGAGAATAAGAAAAACTCTGACTTTAGAGAATCTCAAGAGGATTGGAAGGTTGAACTTGATTTAATCATTGAAGAACACAAAGAACTAGTTCGTTGGAAAAACACAGTTCAAAAGGTGCTTATTGCCATTTTAACAGCGAGTGGTGCAATAATAACTTTTTTCTTAAGTAAATATTTTAAGTAACAATGATAACAGATAGAATTTCGCTAAATATTGCATTGAAGTCTCTTAATCAATTTGAGCAAAATGAGGGTAGAGTTGTAGATATAACGTTTTCATATCGAGATAATGTATCAAACAATTTAAAAAGTACTCCATCATTTGACAATTTAGATGTGTTAAAGGCATATATTAATAAGTATGCTCCACTAACTACGTTTGAACATGAGGATTGTTTTCCATTAATATTATTTGAATTAAAGAAATTTACAATCTTAAAAAATGAGAGCAATAAGAATATGGTATATTATGGTGAAACTAATTTTATTTCAAAGAGTAATAATATTGACACATTTTCAATAGAATCCCTTAATAGAGATTACACATCATCGATGAATGAAGTTAGAAAGGCATTTGATAATCTTATGATTAGTGAATATATTTTACAACAAATAAATTATATTGAATGCGGATGGTTAGAAATGCATAGTCCTGAAGCAATGGAATCATTAAAACAAGTATACAATAAATATAAATAAAAATAATGGCACAAGACAATTTACAAGACTCTAACATGAGAGGGCCGATCGGTAAATATGATCCGTTATATCCAGGAGATCTGGGTAGAGCATTATATCATCCGGAAATGGATTACAACTTAGACCTAATCGGTCAAGTTATTCAAGGTTACCGTGTTATGGGTACAAACGCCGATGGAAGCATTCATATCAATGATGACACCGAAAAGGTACTTAAATTATATGTAGTACAACAGGGTGATATTACATTAATAGAGGCTGGAGCACTGGTTGGAGATAGAGTATGGGTACCTACAGATACTATTGGAAATGGAGGAGGACCTCAAGGGGTTCAAGGAGCTCAAGGAGCTGCAGGTTCTACTGGAGCGCAGGGACTTAGAGGTTATCAAGGTTATCAAGGTATTCAGGGTAGCCAAGGAGTTGCTGGAGCACAAGGTTCTTTAGGACCTATAGGAGCCCAAGGACAAACAGGAGCCCAAGGAGTTGCTGGAGCAACCGGATCTATTGGAGCACAAGGAGCAACAGGTGATCAAGGTTTACAAGGTATTCAAGGAGACCAAGGTATTGATGGATCCACCGGAGCACAAGGAGCAACCGGTAATCAAGGCGAACAAGGACCAATTGGAGATCAAGGTGAACAAGGACCAATTGGAGATCAAGGTTTACAAGGTATTCAAGGAGATCAAGGAGCAACCGGTAATCAAGGCGAACAAGGACCAATTGGAGACCAAGGTTTACAAGGACCAATTGGAGATCAGGGTTTACAAGGTATTCAAGGAGACCAAGGTGAACAGGGACCAATTGGAGACCAAGGTATACAAGGACCGGTCGGAGATCAAGGTTTACAAGGTATTCAAGGAGACCAAGGTATTGAAGGACCAATCGGAGCACAAGGTTCTCAAGGACCTGCCGGTAATGATGGAATTAGTGGTGTTGATGGTGCAATTGGAGCTCAAGGAGCCCAAGGATCAATCGGAGCACAAGGTGAAATCGGACCAATAGGTACACAAGGATATCAAGGTCCTAAAGGAGATCAGGGAGATATTGGAGCACAGGGTATTGAAGGTTCTCAAGGTGAACAAGGTCCTGTTGGTGTACAAGGATCAACTGGTGATCAAGGTTTACAAGGATATCAAGGTGAAACTGGACCAATCGGACCTCAAGGATATCAAGGTGATATTGGAGATCAAGGTTTACAAGGAACTCAAGGTGAAATTGGACCAATTGGAGTACAAGGTTATCAAGGAAGTATTGGATTTCAGGGTTATCAAGGACATCAGGGTGACCAAGGTGAACAAGGTGTTATTGGATTTCAAGGTTATCAAGGACATCAAGGAGATGTTGGTGTACAAGGTTCTCAAGGACATCAAGGTTTAAAGGGTGACCAAGGTTTTCAAGGACAAAGCGGTTCTGTAAATGGACAAACATTCTATATGAATGAATCTGTTATTATTGTAAATAATGGAGGTGGAGTTAATGACTTAAATGAAATTAGCCCAGTACCTACAAATACTGCACAACAAGTCATTACAACAACACTGAATCCACTTCAACAAGATGTATTAATTACTCAATTTATTACGCCAGTTGGTTTAGGTGTTGCGGTAATTCCAGGAGGAATTCAACAATTTAAAATGCACTTTACAAAGGCAGATGCAAATGATGCAGTTCAAGTTTATGTTAAAGTAACTCATACAGATTCGAATGGTACTCCATTAAGTGTATGGGGAACTACAAGTGCTGACCTAATCGGATGGGATACGGATGCAAATACACCTACTGATTTATATCAGGATCTATTTTTAACATCACAATATGTTGATCCAACTGATAGAGTATTGGTACAAATATATGCAATAAATGATGATAATCAGTCAAGAACAATCAAATTTTACACTGAAGGTATTTCTGATTATTCATATATAATTTCAACGTTAGGAGCTACTGAAGGTCCTAAAGGAGATCAAGGAGATCAGGGACCACAAGGTCCAATTGGAGACCAAGGTATACAAGGTCCAATTGGAGTACAGGGTTCAATTGGTTTCCAAGGTTATCAAGGTGAACAAGGTAATCAAGGTATTGAAGGAGCTCAAGGTTTTACAGGTGATCAGGGTATCCAAGGAGATCAGGGTATTCAAGGTCCAATTGGAGATCAAGGTTTCCAAGGTATTATTGGACATCAAGGTTATCAAGGTTATCAAGGAACTCAAGGACCTTTAGGTCCACAAGGATTAACTGGACCTCAAGGTTCTGTTGGTGCTGATGGACTTAGTGGAGTTGATGGAGCACAAGGTGCAACCGGAACACAAGGTTCTGCTGGAGCACAAGGAGCTACAGGAGACCAAGGTGCTACGGGAACACAAGGTGCAACTGGAGCGCAAGGAACTGCAGGTACAAATGGTACAAATGGTATTGATGGAGCACAAGGTGCGCAAGGAATAGCTGGAAATGATGGAGTTGATGGAGTTGATGGAGCAACAGGTGCTCAAGGTGAACAAGGACCAATCGGAGACCAAGGTTTACAAGGTATTCAAGGAGACCAAGGAGCAACAGGTGCTCAAGGTGAACAAGGACCAATCGGAGACCAAGGTTTACAAGGTATTCAAGGACCACAAGGAGAAATTGGTAACGATGGATTAAGTGGTGTTGATGGAGCACAGGGAGCTACAGGAGCACAGGGAGCTACAGGAGCACAAGGTGATACTGGAGTTGATGGAGCACAAGGTGCACAAGGTGAACAAGGAATAGCTGGAATTGATGGAACACAAGGAGCTACAGGAGCACAGGGAGCTGTGGGTTCTCAAGGATCTACAGGAGACCAAGGTGCTACAGGAGACCAAGGTACTACAGGAGCACAAGGTATACAAGGACCAATTGGAGATCAAGGTTTACAAGGTATTCAAGGAGACCAAGGAGCAACAGGTTCTACTGGAGCACAGGGAGCAACAGGTTCTCAAGGAGTTCAAGGACCTACTGGTTCTATTGGAGCACAAGGAGCACAAGGATTCCAGGGTATTGAAGGAAATGATGGAAGTAATTCAATTAGATTAGAAAGATTACCTTTAATTAATGAAACAGGAAGATGGGGTTCAAGCTCAGGAACATTTGCATCAACCATCCAGATAAGTATTAATACTGTTGGAATGAATTCAGAATCATTACAATCATGGTTAAATGGAATTCAAATTGGAACAACATTAAGTGTTTATATTGTAGGAGCAAATCATAATTTTGGTATCTATGAAGTTACTAGCATTATTCCTGATTTGAATGGATGGGGATATATTTCATACAATGTAACTCCGATTGTTGCAAATGGTGGTACATTTGCTAATGATATTGCAAGTATTTCTTATAATAATAAAGGAAATACAGGTACTCAAGGATCTATAGGAGCACAAGGTTCTACAGGACCACAAGGAGCAACAGGTGCTCAAGGTGAACAAGGACCAATTGGAGACCAAGGTTTACAAGGTATTCAAGGTAATACTGGAGCACAAGGAGCAACTGGAGCACAAGGATCAACTGGAGCACAAGGAACTGCAGGTACAAATGGTACAAATGGTATTGATGGAGCACAAGGAGCTCAAGGTGCTAGAGGTTTCCAAGGTTTCCAAGGTAATACTGGAGCAGCTGGTTCTACTGGAACACAGGGAGCTACAGGAGCACAAGGAGCTGCAGGTATAGATGGTATTAATGGAGCACAAGGTTTTAGAGGTTTCCAAGGTTTCCAAGGTAATACTGGAGCAACCGGATCTACAGGAGCTACAGGATCTCAAGGTACACAAGGTTTTCAAGGTTTTCAAGGTAATACTGGAGCAACAGGTTCTACTGGAGCGCAGGGTGCTCAGGGTCCTATTGGTCAAACGGGTACAACAGGAGCTACAGGAGCACAAGGAGCTACAGGAGCACAAGGATCCACAGGTATAAATGGAGCAATTGGAGCACAGGGATTCCAAGGTCTTAGAGGTTTCCAAGGCTTCCAAGGTAATACTGGAACAACTGGAGCTACAGGAGCACAAGGAGCAACTGGAGCACAAGGAACTGCAGGTACAAATGGTACTAATGGAGTACAAGGAGCAACTGGACCGCAAGGTTCCGTTGGAGCTACAGGAGTACAAGGAGCTACAGGAGCACAAGGTTTCCAAGGAAATACTGGAGTAACGGGTTCTATTGGAGCACAAGGTTTCCAAGGTTTCCAAGGATTTACTGGATCAACCGGACCACAAGGTTCTGTTGGAACTACAGGATCAACTGGAGCGCAAGGTTTCCAAGGTTTCCAAGGATTTACTGGAGCTATTGGAGCGCAAGGAGCAACTGGATCACAAGGGGTTAGAGGTTTCCAAGGTTTCCAAGGTTCTACTGGAACTTCCGGAGCTGCTGGATCGCAAGGAGCACAAGGAGCTACTGGAGCACAAGGAGCTACTGGAGCGCAAGGAGCTACTGGAGCGCAGGGACTTAGAGGTTTCCAAGGATTTACCGGAGCCGCATCAACAGTACCTGGACCAATAGGTCCTCAAGGATTCCAAGGTATACAAGGTCCAGCTGGAAGTGGAGGCTCAATTCCGGATTATCTATGTTATGAACAAATATCGATTAACCCAGTTGCACAAGGAGTACCTGTAGATGCAACAAATGTACAAGATGCATTTATATTAATTCCATATAAAAGTTATTTAGATGGCTGGTTAATAGTTCAAATCGATTCATCATACGATCAAGATAACTTTGGCGCTGGTGCAAATGTTGATTATCAAATTGTTGAGACGGATTCATCTGGTGCTCAAACCGTAGGTCCTGCATGGACACATAATGGTGGAAATAAAATGGAAACAGTAAGTGCATTGCTTGGTCAATTTCAACCATATCCAATTAATGATTTTTGTCACTACCATATTACTGTAAAAAATGGAAATCCAGTGGATAAAGGATTTACAGTTACATTGACACTATATAATCCAAACTGCCCAGTATAACAAATATATAGAGATATGATAACAGTTAGAGGAAATTTTAGTGGTGGTGGAACTGCATCTTCATGTGTTTTAGTTGAAGTACAAGCAATTGGAGGAAGTGGAGAATATCGATACAATGATTGTGAAAATACAGATAGTGGATGGCAATCACTTCCATCGGGTAGTTCGGTAATAGAATGTATACAAGTTGGAAGTTTAGAGACAACGGGTTCATTAGTTGCATCAATAATTGGACAATGTTAAAATGATTAAAACAATTCAAAACCGCTCAGAAATGGGCGGTTTTTTTATGAAATAAAAATAAACATATTTTTAAATTAATATATAATAGATATGAAGTATTTAAACAATTTTGAATCATTTTTAAATGAAGGTCGTAGTAAATACGATGGAATAGCATCACAATTGGTGAAGGCTACATTTAGACAATGGATTCAGGATTGGAATTCTGGAGCAAAATCATCTGAATTTAGTGAAGTTGTTGAATTACAAGGATTAGAATTTGATCTTAATGCAACAATTTATTTTGACAAAGCACATGGCCAAAAAATAGATGGATTTAAAGTTTTAGATTCTACTGGAGCTGATAGTAGAGATTATGATGAAGAGGATGATACTGATCAAACACCATTTATTATTATTGATTTTGGAGTTACTTCTGAATGGCTTCCAGGATATTGGCAAGATATTTATATGCACTTGGCAGATGTAATGAGACATGAAATGGAACACATCACACAAGGAGGAGAGGGAATTGGAAACTACAGACCTGGAAAACCAAGTGAAGATGACTCTTTTACAAGAAGTTTGATAACACAAGGATTGCTTCCGCAATCAACTTATTTGATGTTACCTAAAGAGGTTGACGCAAATTTACATGGATTAAGATTTGAGGCAAAAAAGAGAAAAGAGCCGATGTCAGACGCTGTCAATAGATACCTAGATACACAAGATCTCTCAGACGAGGAAAGAAACAATGTGTTAAATTTATGGAGAGAAAGAGCTAAAAAAATAGGAGGTATTCCAAGTTTTTAATATGAAAAAAGTAAAGCTATTTGAGGAATATCAAATGAGTGAAATGGTCCAAGAGATTCACAGAATTCATGGGGGAGAATTGACTGAAGATAGAATCAATGAACTACTTAATGAAGGATTTTTTGATTGGATTAAAGGTATCTTTATGAATCCTATGAAAAAGCGAAAGTTGAGACAGCTTGGAGACAAGTTGGTTGAAGTTAGAATTGAATTAGGAAAACTTCAAATCGAACAAGAGCAACTTGAAGAGTTACAAGCAGAGGCTGAAGCAAGTGCTGAAGAGGATCCATATTCATATTCAACAAGTTCTTCAATGGGTAGAAGTTCAAGTCGCTCAATTGGTTCAAGTAGTGGAGACGCTGCATTTGACCTAAAGAAAAGCTCATTAGAAGCTACTGAAGAGGATATTATTACAAATATGGATGCACTTGGTGATGAAAATGAAACTCTTAAAAAATATGTTGCAACCATTAAACTTGAATGTAGAATGAAATCTACTGAGATGTTAATTAAAATGGCAGATGCTGATATTAAAAGAATTCTTGTAAAATCTTTGAGAAAGGACAAAGGAGAAGTATCTTCTCTACAAAAAGATATAAAAAAATCACTAGAGGCTTAAAATAAATCAAAAAAAGTTTTTCAGATATAATTTTTTTTATTATATTTGCATATGATTAATAACAACATGATAAACGAAAAGTACACAACAGACAAAATCCTAATCTTCGACATTGATGATACTATAGCAATCACACCTGCTAAAATCGTAGTTACTGACACTAGAACTGGAGAAACATTTGAATTGACTCCAGAGGAATTTAACTCTTATGAGAAAAATCAAAACCATTTAGTTAATTTTGACCAATTCAGATCCCTAGAGATTATGAAAGCCGGTAGATTAATAGATAAATACTTTAGAGTTCTTACAAAAAACTACAAAAATGGTGTAGCAGTTGGAGTAATTACTGCTAGAGATAATAGAGAAATGATATATGAATGGTTTAGATATCATTTAGGATTTCATATTGATAAGAAACTGATTTGGGCCGTTAATGACCCAGTTCACGGATTAACAGGAAGCATACAAGAAAGAAAACAGGCTGCAATGCGTTGGTTTATTGATGAGGGTTATACCGACATCACTTTTTTTGATGATGATAGAAATAACATAAAACTAATAAAACAACTCGAGATTGAGCTTGGTACAACGATCAAGACACATCTTGCAAAACATTAAAATTATGAGTACATTTAACGACATTAGAACAAGATTTGAAGTATTGCTAAAGGAGAATGCAAGAACCATTGAAGGTTTGGTACTTCCATCGCTTGAAAAAATATTAGGTAAGGGTAGAATTAATACAAAAAATGGTGGAAAGGATTTAAGATTCGATCTTGGTGGTGATGAAAAGAAGTCAATTGCAATGATTATGGATGCACTTAATAAAATTGGACTTAGTTCGGTTGAAATTAAGGCAGTAGGTCCCGGGGACTATGCAAACGGAGGTAATTCCGGAAAATTTACAACATACATTGTAACTTTTACAACAGATAGTAAAATATCTTCATTGAAAATATCTAAGGGCGATATTATTAAATTTGTAGATAATAAACCACCCATGGGTTCCATTAAATCAAAAGAGCTTAGTCCATCTTCTTTAGGAATTCCTGGGGATACCGAAATGAACTCAAATTCATTAAAATCTGCAGTCCATTCATCAATAAATAGAAATTATGGAAAATCAAATCTATTTATGCAATCATTTTTAACTGAATTATATGATTTGATCGCATCACATGTTCCATCAGTAAAATTTAATAGTTTAATGGAACTTACTACCTTTAATGAAACTATAAAATATGATGAAAACATTAAAGAGGCTATTGATGTTCTAGGAAATGCTGATTTAAACACTATAGGAAAGGATTTTGGAGAAGTTTTAGGAGCTGCTCTAATGTTAAATGTTGTAAAAACATCACATGGAATATCCTTTCCATCTGGGAATAATCCTTTAGTTGATTTCCATATCGATGGTTATGGAATATCTTCAAAATATAAGGCGGGGGCAGCGCCAACACTTTCAAATATTATTAAAGATCTAAATTCTGATAATTTTACAGAAGATTCTGAAGTTAAATTATATGCGCTATTTAAAATAATTGAAACAAATAATGTTGTTGATGGATATATTAAAGGAGCTGAATTCATGGAATTAACTTCAGTTAGCAAACTCAAAGAATTAATTGGAAACGTTACACTAGATTCAAAATCACTAGAAGATTTTATACAAGCTAAAATAGGAGAATTAGGAGAAGAGGAATTTTACAACAAGTACGTTGGTCCTATTGTTGATGTTGCGGGTAGAGGTTCTAAAAAATATAGCGATGTTCCATGGGACAAACTAAAGGCAGGTAAAAAATATATTGGACTTTTTTCATATCCATTATCACTTCAATTGATTGACAAGTTAAATGGTAAATTGGGAGATGGTAATCTTTATATTGATACACTACAAAAGATTGTATCTAAATTAGAGGTTAAGCAGCTTTATATGGATGTATTGTTAAAAACAGAAGAGATAAATTTCTATCTTAAGGGATTTGGTGATAGCAACGCTAAATTATCATATGAAGCTCCAAACGTATCTACTCCTAACCCTGGAAATGGAAAACTTGGTTTTAAAATGAAATAAATATAGAAATGACAAGCGAAGAGTACAAAGAATATATTGACACTGGGTTTGTTCCTCACTATTTTATAATGGAAATAGTGAATGGGATAAAAGAAGGTGTTAGGCTCAATGGGATGCACCTTCAGGTGTACATCAGCCATTGCCCGATAATTGAAATGTACCTAAAAAAATAAAACAAAATTATGAAACACATTAAACTATACGAACAATTTGTAAATGAAGCAAAATGGGACACTTCAACTGGCATAACATCAAGTGATAGCCTATTAATGGGAGCATGCCACACCGGTTTCGAAATCGGTAAATATGAAGATCAAAAGGTATATGCGCTTTTTCTTGACAAGAACACAGTTGAACCAATGTTTAGAAGTTCGCTACAACAAACTATAGTTAGTGATGCAAATGCATATCCTACTGAGAAATTAATTGATGCAGCGCTGCACCTTGCATACGGTCCTTATGGAGTACATGTAAAAGAGAAAGCCATTTCTAGTGGAAAACTATATGTTAAGTTTAATTCTACTGAATACACTTATGAATTTAAAGGTGGCAAGTGGATGGGATCTAAAACCAACAGAGGCAAAGTACAAGAAGTACCAATGAGCATTTATGAATTCATGTCAGCACTAGTTGCTTGTAAATTCAAAGAGGTCGGCAATAAAGAAGTGGGTAGTAAATAAAAAATCGATATTGGGTGAAAAAGATAAAATTATTTGAAGAATTTCTCAATGAGAAATCTCAAAATTTAGACCTACATAAAATATACATTACGATTGATGGACCAGATCAAAAGTGGTATAACCACAAAGATTTAAAGGACTCTTCAATTTATATATGGATTACTCCAGAAAATTATAAAGATTTGGATATTGATAAAAGTTTTCCAGTATTAACATACAATAAAACAATCTCAGAAGATTTATTGGATGCTGGAAAAATTAAAAAAGAAAATGTATACAATCTTCCTGAACATTATGGAATAGTTGGTTCGAAAAAAGAATTCCATAAGCGTGTGAATGGACATGATAACATACCGAAAACAGCATATTCAACTGAAGATGCTTTAAAAATTGGATTTCCATTGATTGGAAAACCTGCAAAAGGACACTCAGGATTAGGAATTCAAATCTTTAAAAATCAAAAAGATTGGGGTTCGGCAGATCATTCTAAATTCAATGTTTATTCCGAATACATTGATAAAAAATCAGAGCATAGGGTTATGTTATTTAAAGGAACTCCATTCTTTTGGATGGAAAGAAATCCAGTGAATGACAAAGCCAAATCAGGAGACGGTAATGGTGAAGATAGAATGATGTTTAAATATATCAAAAAGGACATTAATAAATTGCCAGAAAGCTTCAACACTGTTGTTTCTGAATTTGCTAAAATATTTAATGAATTACCATTTGTTTGTTTTGATATAATGGAAGACAAAGATGGTAAAATATATGTAATCGAGGGAAATAGTCACCCAGGATCACCTTTCAATGTACCTAATGAATTGTATAAATTGATCTTTAAGGATTTTTATGGAAAAGATGTTTCGAAAGAATCTAATACTGAGATAGATAGATTAAATAAGATAATGGACGAGGTTACAGCTTCGGATAAAAGTAAAAATTTCGAAATAAAATTATAATGAAAAAAATTAAATTATACGAAGAATTTCTTAATGAGAGATATATGGAGGATCAAATTCCTCAATTACAAATTACATTAAGAGGAACTATTGGACTAACTTCTAAAACTGAAGATTTTACCAAAGAAATGATGGCAACTCTGTATGATAAGTACATTCACATGGTCTTAATTGAAGGTGATGACAAATATAATAGAGAGGACAGAATTCCAAATAACAGAAGATTTAATAAAATCAAGTATGATATTCCATTATTGAACTTTACTTCTACTAAGCATAACTTTATCTCAGATATGAGAGCTAAAGTATATAATAAAGTTGAAGATTTACAATTAAGTGCTGATAAAAAATTATTCTATCAAACTTTCCCAGACACAACGTTTATTCCAAAGACCGTATATTCATTAGATGATATTGAACAATTAGATTTACCAATTATTGCAAAACCATCAAAGGGTTTTAGTGCTCAAGGTATTGAGAAGTTTGATAACTATGAAGATGCTAGAAAGAGCAAATCAAAATTTGATGTTTGGCAAGAGGGAAAAGATATTGATCGTGAATTCCGTGCATTTATTATGGATGGCAAAGTTATTCATATTGCTGAAAGAATTACTAATGCCAACAATGATATGTCGGTTGGTAAAAAAGGAATTGATGAAAAAATTGACCTTGTTTATTTTGATCAGAATTTAGAAACATTTAAACATCTTGATAGAATTAATGAGATTATGGAAGAGCTTAACAAAGGAGTTAAACTTGAATTTTATAACATTGATTTAATTTTAGATAAATCGGGTGCATTATGGGTTCCGGAAATTAATGGAGCGCCAGGAATTGGACCATCGATGTTTCTTTCTATTTACAAATCATTTCAAAAGATGGCACTTAACATCGATATTCCTAAAGAATGTGAAGAGGAGCTACAAGAAATTGCAAACAAACATAGAAAATTAATGGCTGAAGAGTACCCGGAAGAGTATAAATCAAGTTTGGATCCAATCTCTGTAAAATAAACCTTAGATATGAAAAAAGTAAAACTATTTGAAGAGTTTATCAATGAAAAATCAAGTGGAGAAATCTTTAATCCTAAGCGAAATAAGACAATAAAGTTTGATGCTTCAAAATATCCTGAACTTGCTGGTGAGTTTTATGATTTAATTTCAACAGCATATGCTGAAATTGGTGGACATGCAAAGATTAAATCGCCAAATGATGTATTCTCTGATCCAGATTGGAATTATTGGGAAGGCGTAGATATTCACGGAGACAATAATTTTGACATGATTATGTTTGGTCAGAAAACAAATTATGGAATCAAATACTCTGGAGTTGGACATGATGGAAGTAGCCCAGCAAAACGTGCATATATTACTGCAAGAGGAAAAGAACTACAACAATTAGGATATTATATTGAAGTTTCTGGAAAGATTGCAGAGATTTTATTAAACAAATATGACGTACCTGTTGTAACAGATGTTAATATTATCGAAAAGGTGCTAGGTAAGAAAATTGAGTTTATTGGAACAAAGGATGGCATGCCTGGAAATGGGTGGTACACTAGAGTTTTAGGTGGACACAATCATGATAAAATCCTTTTAGGTCGACCAAAAATTTAAAAATAATATAAAAATAAGTGTGATATAATTTTTTTATGTCACATTTTTTGTTTATATTTACATATAATTAAAGAACAATGAAAATAGCTTACTTACACGGATTAGAATCATCTATAGATAAAAAGGATCCTAAAATTATCTATATGAATGAAACATTTGATGAGGTTTATGCACCTTCAATCAATTATAGAGATCCTGCAACATTCAATAAATTACTTAGTGAAATTAAAAGATTTCAACCTGATTTAATCGTCGGATCTTCGATGGGTGGATATGTTTCATATTTAATTGGAGCAAAATTATCAATCCCGGCACTCTTATTCAATCCTGCGATGGTCGGACGTTCATTTGACCCAATGGTAGATAATTCAGGACTTAGTGGAACGTACAATACTGTTTATTTTGGCAAAAATGACAAAGTAATTAACAGTAAGGACGTTAGAAATTATTTTGACACTGAAGGAGTTGGTAATTTCACATACAAAACATACAATGGAGAGCACAGAGTACCTTCAGATGTTTTCATTAATGCAATTAAAAACGTACTTCATATCAGAGAGATATATAAAAATACAAAAATAAATCAAAACATGAAACACGTAAAATTATTTGAGCAATTCTTAAATGAAGAGGCCAAACCAGCTATTTTAGTAAAATTATTCAAAGAACTTGCTAAAGCCAAAAACGTAGAAAAAATAGTTTGGGGATATGATGGAATGGAAGAGTTTCCACATATCGTTCACTTTGCAAGTGGATTAGAATCAGAAGCACCAAGACACGAAGGAGAATTGGAAGAGTTTTCATTCTACTTAAATGACGATGGTGAAACTATCTTAGGTATTTATGATTTAAGTGGAAATGACCAAGAATTAGAAACTGTTAAAGATGCTGTTAATTGGTGTAGAGCCAATGAAAAACAACCAAAATAAAACTATGAAAAAAGTAAAATTATTCGAACAATTCGTAACTGAAAAGAAAGTAGATTACCAAGTATACCATGATTCATATGCTGAAGCAATTACTGCTGCATTGGAATATGCAAAAGCAAGTGGATATGAAGTGGACGAAGATGATGTTTGGAATGAAATTTCAATGGGTCCTAAAAGACCTGGAGACGGTTTTACAAATAGAATTACAATTACTTTACATAAAAACGGCAAAGAACAAAAGAAAGCCCTTCAAATTTCAGTTTATGGAATGGGAAATAGATACGAATTAAACGCATACATATCGTAATGAAAAAAGTAAAGTTATTTGAACAATTTATTAACGAATCGAAGAGAGATTTTGATTCGGCTATGGAATTGATTGATGGCTTACCAAAAGGTTCTATGTTTGATGATGCTAAAAAGATCGACGGAGTTTTTGATCGAAGCAAACATACATGGAGCGAAGTTATTGAAACATTTGAAAAAAATCAAAGTGACGCTAAAGTAAAGTCAGTAAACGTAAAGGACGTAAAAATCACTCAACCTAATATTCAAAGTAATAAAGTAAAAGGTATGATTGGTGATTTTGAAAAACTACCCTTAATTAATATGATTCAATTTCCTGATGGATTAGCAATATATGATGGACATCATCGTTTATTAACAGCATGGGCTCTTGGAGAAACTAAAATAAAAGTTAATCTTGTAAAGATATAAAAAAGTAAAGTTAAAGACAACTATTGGACAGAAATAAAATAATAAATAAGTTATGAAACACGTTAAACTATACGAACAATTTGTAAACGAAGACAAATTTAAAGAGGCTTTGGCTGATATGGAAGATTGGATGCCAGATGATATGGAATTACAAGACGAATATTATGCAATACAAGGCGGAGGTGATGTTGATGAACTAGCATCATTCTTTGATGTGCATGCTGATACTGATGTATTGCAACAATATGGTATTAAATATCAAGACCTAAAGAAATTAGCAAAAACTGCAATCAACCTATAAAGATGAAACATATACCGCTATTTGAGGAATATATGCTGATCAATGAGATCGGAGAGGGTTCAAAACCATATCCATGGAAAAAAACAGGATTTACCAAGGTAGAAACCTGGGCTTCTGAACTTAGTGATTATGATAAATCTCAAAATGTTACCGGTAACTGGAATGAATTCAAAAGTAATTCTATCATGTACGGATTCCAAAGTGAAAAAGCATCATATTATGTTAGAATCCATGGAGGCTGGGCAAGAAATGTAAGCATCAGTTTTGGTAGAAAACCAGGAGCACCGAAACCACATGATTTTAATCTAATTATTGTAGTTTCATTTGACCTTGAGGGCAGAGATGATACACAAATAACAAACTTCGGAGAACAATTTAGAGTTATATCTACAGTTTCAGATATTGTTGCAAGTTTCGCTAAAGAAATTTCAGAATGGTCTTGGATTAAGTTACAAGAAATAAGAATAATACCAAAAATCGAGGACAGCGAAGAGGGAGTTCCAATTGCACAATCTAAGAGAGGTCGACTCTATTTAGAATATATTAAGAAACAGGGAAATAGACTACCAGGAACCTGGACAGCCAGACTTGATAGTGAGTATTTTACACTCCTAAATGGTAAGGTTTCAGGAACCGACACTTCAAGATTTATATCACTATAAACAATCATAAATTACTACATCCAAGGGATCCCTACAAGGTTCCCTTTTTTATGCCCCTCAGTTAACCGCTTCAACCCCCTTGAATCCAAACCCCTCCCCCATATAAACAATCAATTCAACCCTTCCTGATAGTAGAATCAATCACTCTCCACCCACCAGTCCGGGAGGTC